AATAAAATAATTCTATTTTAAAAGGAGATTAACTTCTCCCTTTAGTATTAAAAGGTGAGTGATAAACAATATTATGGTAATGGATTTTATAATAGATGATTTTTTATGGTCATTTTCCAAGATAGATACTTTCCAACGCTGCCCTTTATGTTTTTACTTTCAATATATTAAATGTTTTCCGAGTATAGAAGGATGTTTCGGACAATATGGAAGTTTAATTCATGATTGTTTAGAAAAATACGCCCTGGGTGAATTAGCAGAATATGAGTTATTATCTTATTACAAAGATAATTATAATAAATTTGTAACAGAAAGCTTTCCTCCAAATGCCTATGTTGATTTAGGTGAAAAGTATTATAATCAAGGTTATGATTATTTCGAGTCATTTGATGGTTATGATGATAGAAAAATATTGGCTGTAGAGCAAGAATATAAATTTAAAATTGGCGATTATAATTTTACGGGTGTTATTGATTTAGAATGTCCTAATGAAATTATTGATACAAAAACTAAAGCAGAACAACATTTAACAAGATTAACTAAAAAACACGAACCTAAAGAAAACTATATTCAAATGTTAGACGGTAGATATATACATAAAGATAACTGGAAACAACTATATATGTATTCAATTCCCTTTAAAAATAAATATGGTAAATATCCCAATTTACTTAGCCTAAATATGGCAAGAGTTAAAGACTGGTATACAGTAAAATTTGATGAAAAATTATTTAAAGAAGCAGAGCAATGGGCCATTAATAAGATTACAGAAATATATAATTGTGAAAAGTTTATAAGGGGTAATGATACTAGTGATTTTTGGTGCGAATTTGTTTGCTCCCAACGTTTAAATTGTAAATATAGTAATAGTTATTTGGGGGTAGTGGAATGATTATCCCCCAAGAACTAATAAATGAAGCAAAAAATAAAATGGGCGATAAGGCTGCTACAATAATAGCAAAAGATCTTCAACTAGAGCAATTTGATGAAAGAAATCTAAAAGCACTTTGTCATTGGCATAGAGAAGATACACCTAGTTTAGTTTGGAATAATAAAGATAATTATTTTAAGTGTTTTGGATGTGAAAAAAAATATGATATTATTGATCACTATATGGCAATAAATAACTTAACGTTTATTGAAGCCGTAGAAAAACTATTTGCAGAAACAGAAATAAACTTTAAATTTGGTGAGAAAGGTGTAAAAACAAAAAGAGAATATAGGTATCCTTATTATGAAGAAAATACCAACAGATCTAAAGTTGAAAAATATCTTGAAACAAGAAAAATAAGTAAAGAAACTCTTGATTATTGTGATATTAGAGAAGACTCTCAGGGAAATATAGTTTTTAATTATTATGACAGCAATGATGTTCTCACAACAGTAAAATATAGGCCGGGAAGAAAAATTAAAAAGAGCGAAACAAAAAATTGGTTTCAGAAAAATGCCGATACAACTCCCTTACTTTTTAATATGAATCGCATAAATCCCTCACAGCCACTTCTGATCACAGAAGGAGAATTGGATTGTTTAGCAGCAATAGAAGCAGGATATAAAAATGCCGTGTCTGTACCATTTGGAGCAGGTAATCAGACTTGGATTGAAACCAATTGGGATTTTTTAGAGCAATTTAATAAGATAATAATCTGGTCTGATGCCGATGAAAGTGGCATTAAAATGAAAAGAAGTGTTATTCCTAGACTAGGACAATGGAGATGTTATGAGGTCGATCCTCCTACTTCAATAGAAATAAATGGCAAAATTAAACACGTAAAAGATATTAACGAAGTGTTGTTTTATTTTGGTAAAGAAAAAGTTTTAGAAGTAATCAATAGTGCTAAAGAAATGCCAATTACTAATGTAATTGATTTATCCATTGTTCAAGATTTTGATTTGGAACATGCTGAAGGAATATATTCGGGTTTACCACAATTTGACAGATGGATATATAAATTTTTTTTCGGCTGTTTAAATGTAATTACAGGTATAAATTCCAGCGGGAAATCAGTTCTAGTCAATCAAATTTGTATAGCAGAAGCATTAAACCAAGGGTACGATGTATTTTGTTTTAGTGAGGAATTAACCAAACCACAGTTAAAAAGTTGGTTAGAGTGGAATTTTACCGGCAGAAGACATATTAAAGTTGAAAATAATCATATTAGAAAAATAAATCCTGAAATTAAAAAGAAAGTACGCGAATGGTATAAGGGTAGAATATATGTTTATGACAACGATACTGATTATTCAGCGGTGTCTATATTATCTAAAATGGAAGAGTTGGCCCGTAGAAAAGGCGTTAAAATATTTGTCATAGATAATTTAATGATGGTTGATTTAAATAGCAATGAAAATAATATATGGCAAAAACAAAAAGAATTTGTTATTAAGTTGGTTAATTTTGCGAATAAATTTAACGTATTGGTTCATTTAGTAGCCCATCCTAGAAAAGTAGAAGCTATTAGAAGATTAACAAAACTAGATATTGCTGGCAGCGGGGATATTACAAATTTAGCACATTATGTTATGGGAATTCACAGAGTTACACCCAGAGAAAAAGAGGGCATTAAAAAATCGAACGGAGAGTATAAAGTCGAACCAATAAGGTTTGATTGTATAATCGATTTATTTAAAAACAGAATTACCGGAACACAAGATAAAGAAGTAGGCGTTTATTTTGATTTACCTTCTTATAGATTTTGGATTGAATTAGACCAGTTAGATAAGCAGTATAAATGGGATAATGTTAAATATACTGATAAATTACCTGATCCTAGAGACAACCCCGATTTTATGAAATAAGGAGATTATATGGTGGAAAATTATACTTTATATGATGTGCTAAAAAACTATACAATTTATCATTTGCATAGTGATTTATCTATATTGGACTCAGCCACTAAGTTTGAAGCCTATATAGAAAAAGCAAAACAAAATGGTATGACCTCTTTAGGATTTAGTGAACACGGAAATATTTACCAGTGGATTAAAAAGAAACAAAAATGTGATGAAGCAGGTTTAAAATACATACACGGTCAAGAATTTTATGTTACAGAATTCTTAGAAGAAAAGGTACGTGACAATTGGCATTGTATTTTAATTGCTCGTAACTTAGAAGGGGTTAAAGAACTTAATCGGTTATCTTCTTTAGCATATCAGAAAGATGGACATTTTTATTATGACCCTCGTATTACCTTAGAAGAATTAATAAATACAAGTGACAATATTATTATTACAACGGCTTGTATAGGTGGAATACTTGCTAATGGAACTGATAATGCTAAATCTAAATTTTTAGCTTTTCTAATAAAAAATAAACACAGATGTTTTCTAGAAATCCAGCACCACAATGATAAAGATGGTTCTCAAGCAAGTTACAATAAGTTCTTATTTGAATTACATAAGCGATGCGGAATTCCTCTAATAGCCGGGACGGACTCGCACAATCTTAATGAAACCTTGGCTGATGTTAGACGTATTTTACAAACATCTAAAAATATAAAATACGCCAATGAAGAAGGATGGGATTTAAATTTTAAAACCTATGATGAACTAATTGAGGCATATAATATTCAAGGCGCACTTCCAAAGGTTATTATCTTGGAAGCAATAGAAAATACAAATGTTCTTGCTAATATGGTAGAGGATTTTGAATTAGATTTTTCTTATAAATACCCTAAAATATATGATAATGCGGAGCAGATTTTTATAGATAAAGTTAATGCTGGTTTAGTAGAAAAAGGGCTTGATACAAATGAAATTTATAAGAAAAGAATCGAACACGAAATTGAGGCTATAAAGAAAAATGATGCTATTGATTATCTTTTGCTCCAAGAAAAAATAACTTCTTGGTGTAGAAGTAATAATATTTTGCCTGGATACTCGCGGGGATCAGTTTCGGGAAGTATTTGTGCATATTTGTTAGGGATTACTGAAGTTGATTCAATTAAATATGATTTAAATTTTGAACGTTTTATGAACCCCGACAGGGTAAGTTTGAGCGATATAGACGTTGACTATCCACCAAACAAACGGGATAGAGTAAAAGAATACGTGTTTAATGAATTGGGGTTGCATTGTTGCGATATTGTTGCTTATAATACGGTTGCGAAAAAAGGTGCTATTAGAGATGTGGCTAGAGCATTAGAAATACCCTTGCCGACAGTAAATGAAATCTGCGAAAACATTACTTGGACTGAAAACAAATATAGATTGCAGTATCCAGAATTGTTTAAGTATGTTGATTTATTAATGGGAGTTATTACATCAGTATCTATTCACCCTAGTGGTTCGGTAGTAAGCGATAGAACTTTAGAAGAAGAACTTGGGCTTTCTACTTCGGGGACACATGATTTACCAATATCACAAGTAGATATGAAAGTGATTGATGATATTAACTTTGTTAAACTTGATATCCTTGGGTTAGATAATATTCAAGCGATTAATGATACATGCGAGTTAGTTGGTATTGAAAGATTAAATCCCGATAACTTAGATTTTAATGATTTCTCTATATGGGAAGATATTGCACAAGACAACACTTCTATTTTTCAAATGGAATCTGATTATGCGGGGCATATTATTAAACAGTTATTTAGTAAAGAAACGCTAGCGAGGATAAAAAAGAGTATAGGTTATATAGATTATCTTTCTTTATTTGCTATGGCTAATGGAGCAATTAGGCCAGCCGGAGAATCTTATAGAGACCAAATGTGTCAAGGAATTATTCATGATAATGGTCATCCTGCGCTAAACGAAATGTTGGCTCCTACACTTGGCTATTTGGTCTATCAGGAGCAGATTCTTGAATTTCTTAATAAGTTTTGTGGTTACACAATGGGAATGGCAGATATTGTCAGACGTGGTTTTGCGAAAAAAACTGGAACCGAGCAGTATATACCCGAGATTAAAGCAGGTTTCATAAAGACTATGGGAGAAAAATATAATACACCTTCTGCCGAAGCAGAAAAACTTGTTGAATCATTTCTTGAAATTATTGAAGATGCTAGTGACTATTTATTTTCCATAAATCATAGTAAACCCTATAGCATGATAGGTTTTGCTTGCGGATATTTAAGAAAGCATTATCCTTTAGAATATTTAACTGTGGTTTTAAATATTAATGAAAATAATAAAGAAAAGACTACAAAAATAATTGATTATGCTGCTAGAGCAAAAAACATTATTGTTAGATCTATTGAGTTTGGAAAATCAAAGGCCAATTATTTTTTTGATAAGGAAAACAATATAATTTATCGTGGTTGTGCAAGTATTAAATATCTAAATTCAGCAGTAGCAAATGAACTTTATGAATTAAGTAAAAATGAATATAACAACTTTATTGATTTACTAGTTGATATAGAAGAAAAAACTTCTGCGAATACAAGGCAGATAGGTATATTAATCAAGTTAAATTATTTTAAGAAGTTTGGGAATAATCAAAAGTTATTAAATTTATACGAGGAGTTTACAAAAGGCAAAAATAAATATAGCAAGAAACATAAAGATGCAACTAAAACAAAAAGAATTGAAGCGTTGAAAGAAATTGAAAAAACGCTTTCTAATGATAAAATTCCTCTTATCGAACAAATGAATTTTGAAAATGAAATACTAGGGTATATTCAAGTTACATTTGATGTAGACAAAAGGTATGTTTATATTATGGATATAGATACTAAATTTGCACCTAGACTAGAATGTTATTGTTTAAATAATGGGAAGATAGCTTCGATGAAAATTCAAAAACCAACTTTTAGTAATAAACCGCTAAAAAGAAGCGATATTATTTATATAAACGATTGTAAATCAAAACCACAAGTACGATACGATAATGGTAAGTTTATTAATATCGAAGGCACAAAAGAATGGTGGATTACTTCTTATGAAAAGAAGAATGAAGAGTTTTATTAAGGTATTGACAATACAAAAATAATAATATATAATGATATTGGCAGGAGGCACCAATGAAGATCACCTCCCACGGGCTTGCCCAACGTCTCCTGCCAAAATATTATGATCAAAATACCATTTGGTTCAAATTTTGTATTTGTGTGAGTGAGCATGAGCGAGAAAAACGGAGAATAAAGGAGATTAAAATGGATAATTTTAAAAGCCCAAATTTAAACGGCAAAAAAGTATTAAGTATCACATTTCCTGGTATTGAAGGTTGTTGTCCTCCAACTAGTATTGTTGTTGGTGAATTATTTGATAAAATGATTTATTATTGTGAATATTTAGGAGAGTACGGTATTGATTGGGTTCTTTGTTATAAAAATGAACAGTTAGTAGCACAGCATAACGTAAAATTTATTCAGAGTGTAGAATTTGAAACAGAATAGGTGTTCAGTTAAAATTTAATTAGAGG